TCAAAGTATGGAGAATGGTGGGAAGTATTTGATTCACTAAACAAAACTAAAATAAAGTATGCTTGGAATTATAAGTTTGGTGCAGTATTAAAATTAACATTACAATTAAAAAATAAAATTATGTTTAATCCTAAAGACAATGAACTCTATCTACTTGTAGAGGGTAAAGAACAAAAACTAGCTATGGGTTTAGATGAAAAACTTGTTATCTATAATGATAAAATAGACACGCTACTTAATTCAGCAAGTCGTTCTAAGAAATATCAAATCCCACAACCACTAACTATGGAGCAATGGAATGATTGTAAACATATTAACGGCAAGGGAGAAATAATATAAAAATATGATAAACCTTCTACCAAAATTAGAAATAAAATATGGCGAGACTACGGGAGTTGAGCTATTTATTCAACCACCAGATTTAGATGGTGAAATGACCTTCCTTAATAATGATTACGCTTCAGGCGTAACTTCTTTAGCCGTGGATAATGGTTTGAAGTTTGCTGATGGAGAATATGTTGTTGTAGGAAATGATAGGTCAGATAAAACAGAAGCATTATTACAAAGTGCTTCACCTTCTGCTACCACCCTTACAGTAGGCACAACTTCGTTTGCTCACAGTAGGGGAGAGGCAGTTAGGTTTACATCTGTTAATCAGGTTGTAATTGAAACATCATCTGACAATATAACATTCGCTGTCTTGGCTACGATTGATATTAGATTTGACTCAGACCAAACAGTCTATAATCATGTAGCTGGAACTTCCACTACCTATTACAGGGTAAGATTTAAGAACGAAGCAGACACTAAGTATTCACAGTATTCAGATGCCTTTATAGGAACTGGATATGCCACCAATTCTGTTGGTAAAGTCATTCATTCAGCCTTAGTCCTATTAGGGGAAGAGATAGATGACGAACTAATCACTAAGGAGTTCTTATACGAAGCCATAAATGAAGGTCGTAGGGAGATAGACGAACACGAAGGAATTATCCGTTGGTCATTTAGGACAGCCTTCAACTATGATGCAGGCAATATAATCCCTGGGACTTACCGATTAGCTGTGCCTAGCGATTTAAGAGACCAAGACACAGACCGAAATATATTATCAATTAAAATAGGTAAACAAAAGTCTCCTGTATATCCAACTGATAAGATAGCTATGGATACCTATTATCAGGACACAGCACACACCACACTTGACGGAGCAGTAGTAACTGCTGATACCTCTATTACCCTAACTTCTTCAGGGGATTTTTATGAAAGTGGAGATATTTATATAGCAGGTCAAGCTGTCAATGAGGACAGTGATGCTGTCTCTTATACAGCTAACGCTGAAACCACAAATATTATAAGTGGAGTTACTGGAATTAGAACAGCAGGACACGCTACTGGAACTGATGTCTGGCAGAGTGCTACATTTAGTTGCCCTCAATTCTATACAGTAGATGACGGATATATAACATTTAATTGTCCTTTTGAAGATGACTTAGACGGAGAGAATATCTGGATTGACTACTATAAGGAGATTACAGACATTAATTCAGACGGCGACTTATTTGATGAGCCTTTCTTTAATATTTATATCCCTTGGCTTAAGTGGAAGATTAAAAGTAAAAAAGACTCCAGTCTTAAAATGACCAACGATACCGATTACATTGACTGGACACATAAAAAAAATACCCAAGTTCAAAAGAGTTATTTAGGAACCAATTTAAGGATATCAATAGATTTACCAAATACATAAATATATGGCAAAAATAGATTTACCACAAATAAAGAACGGCGTAATTAGAACTTCTGCTGTTGATGACACCTTAGCACCACAGGATACTGCTAGCTTCGCCCTTAACGTCAATTTTGATAGCATAGGAGCGTTTGAAGTCAGAAAAGGACTTACACAAGTAGGTAGCACTTTAACCTCATCTAAGGCGGTTACAGGGCTTCATAACTACATTAACAACGCAGGCACTAATTACAAGTTGCTTGCTATGGTTAATACTACAGTTAAGGCTTATAATGGCACTTCTTGGAGTGATGTAAGAACTGGTCTTACAGCAGACTCAAGGGCTCGTTTTACAAGTCTAGTGGATTATACTTTTATGGTTAATGGAAACGCTAATCAGGCTTGTAAGTCTTATGCTGGTGCTGGTTCTTTCGGAACTACTAATGTTGCTGACTTGCCTGCTGGAGATTATATAGAGAACTTTCGCTCTCGTATTTGGGTGGCTAGTAGTGCTACTGACAAACTCTATTATACTGATGTCGTTACTACAAGCCAAACTATTACAGGTGGAACTTCCTTTATACAGATTAGTCCTCAAGATGGCGAAAGTATTACAGGTCTAAAGAGAAATAAAAACGCCCTACTTGTGTTTAAGCAAAATCACATATACAGAGTTTATTCAATTAATTCTGCTGACCCTGACCCTAAAATTAACAGGGGAACTTACTCACAGGAAAGTATTGTAGAGGCTAAAGACGGTATTTACTATCATCACTCCTCAGGTTTTTATAAATATACAGATAGCGTTCAGAAAGAAATAAGCCTCCCTATTAAGGATATAGTTAGTGCGATACCTCGTGCTTATTACGAGAAGGTATCAGGTTGGGAAGATGGCGACCACATATATTGGTCAGTAGGAGATATAACCTTAGATGGGCTTTCATATACTAATCTTGTTGTTCGTTATACTATCTCTACTGAAATATGGACAAAATATTCCTATTCTACCGAGTTAAGGGTTGGTGGTAAGTATGACAACGGAACTACTAAAATTAGTGTAGTTGGAGATGACGCAGGAGATGTATCTCAATTCAATGAAGGAGATGGAGATAATGGAGATGCTATTCACTACGATTTACAGACTCATTGGCTTTATTTGACAGACCCTAAGTATACCCTAAAGGAATCAACTGGTATTGGATTTTTACACGAGAACGCAGAAGGAGCAACACTCTCTTACAGGGTTGATACAGATGACTTTAATAAGTGGACAAATATAGGACAGATTGAAGATAGCATTTTCCAAGAGAGAAAAATGAGTGCCAGTTTTAAGCGTATTAAATTAAGAGTAAATGGAAACACAACAGGAAAACCTTTAAATATGAAGGGATTTTCCTTTGTTAATATAAAATAGTATGGCTTCGCTGGAAGAATTAAACTTATTACCTAATTTGTATCGTAATTTAGACGATACATCTCTTAGTAGTGTTAGTGTATCTAATATGGTTAATCCAGATACTATTGATAGTGGCGAAAGCATAAGCGTTACTACAATGACAACTGGACTTCTTCAGTCTGCTAACTTCGTAACTGGTTCTTCTGGGTGGCAGATAACTGCTGATGGAAACATTGAAGGCAATGACGGAAACTTCAGAGGAGATATAACAGGTGCTTCAGGAACTTTTAGTGGGACTATCACAGCTACTACTGGTGCTATTGGTGGTTGGGATATACTTTCAGGATATATTTATAGTTTAGCTTCAGGAACTCCTACAGCTACTCCTAATGATGGAATTGTTTTAGCATCAGGAAATGAAGGCTTAATAGTATATGAAAACACAGAGAAAAGAGTAGAGGTTGGTTATCTTTCAGCAGGGGTATATGGATTAAAGGTTTATGCTGACAATGGTTCAGATATTTTATTTGAAGTATCTGATACACAAAAAATAGTAAGTGGTTTAGCTTATACTAATTTTGCTACTGGCTCAGAAGTTTCAATACAAGGTTGGCAAAGTGATTTAGCTTTTTCTGCTACAGATTATAGAATAGCTGCTTGGGCAGGTGGAACTATAACTTTAATGAATGGCGATACTTATTCTATTGATGCTGGAAATACTGGGAATATGGCAGCACTTACTTATATATACTTAGATATAGCAGTAAGCATAACAGTTTTGCAAACTACTACTACTCCAGCCACGGCAGTAGGTACAGGTAAGATTTTAATAGCAGTAGGAGAAAATAATGCAGATACAAGCTCTAGCTGTACATTTCAAATTTTTGGCGGAACTGGTGGACAATCTTTATTAGTTGATAATATAGCAGCAAATAGTACTAGCACAAATGAATTTATTTCAAATACAGCACAGATTAAAGATGCCATTATTACTAATGCTAAAATAGATACACTTGCTGTTAATAAACTTACAGCAGGTTCAATTACAAGCAAAGCTATTACCTTGGCAGTAGCAGCAGGAACTGGAGATGTTAAAATACAAGCAGGAAAATCTGATTTCACTAATACTGATGCTGGATTTATTCTCGGTATAGACGATAGCGACAGCGATTTAGCAAAGTTCTACATAGGAGATGCTACTACTTATTTAAACTGGACTGGTTCAGCTTTATCAATAAAAGGTTCAGTAACTATTACAGGTGGCAGTGGTATAGCTAACTTAACAGATGCAGGAGATTTAGTAACTGTTAATGAAGCTGATGCAAATGTTCTTAATATGACTAACGCTCCAGCAGCGGCAGGTGCTGATGTAACGGGAGATAATACAGCGGCAGATATTGCAGGACAAGGAGCTTTGGCAGTATTAAGTGTTATAGGAAATGCTTATATAACAGACCTTAATGTTGATAAATTGGTGGCTGGCACTATTACCTCTAAGGCTATAACTCTGGCTGTAAGTGCTGGCACAGGAGATAGTAAGATACAAGCTGGTAAGACAGATTTTACAAACACAGATAATGGCTTTATCCTTGGAATTGATGATAGCGATAGCGATAAAGCTAAGTTTTTTATAGGAGATAGTTCTACATATCTTAATTGGGACGGAATTAATATGATAGTAAAGGCTGGCACAGGTTCAAGTATAGACTTTTCTTATGTAGCTGGTGCTACTAAGCCAGATGACAATGCTACTATTGGTGGAACAATAGGAACTGATATTGAAGATACTGGTGGCGATACACCAACACAAGACCAAGTAGTTAATTTCGGTTTATTTACTACTGGTGAAGATATTACTGCTGGTGAGTCAGTTATTGTTGGTTCTGGTGCTTTAAGAATATTAGAAGCTAATTATTTTACTGGACATGATACTAATGTAGTTGTGCAAGATGCTACTACTTGGACAGCTCAAACATTTTTAACATCTGCTAAAGCTAAAAAAATTACTAGAGTTGCATTACTACTTTGTAAAGATACAACATTAACTGGCACTATTACAGTGTCTATTCGTGCTACATCAGCTGGAGTGCCAACTGGAGCTGATTTAGGTTCAGTAGTTATTACAGCAAATGACCTTACTACTTTATTTGTTGAAAAAGAGTTTAGATTTGCTATTGCAATAACAGTTTCACCATCTACTACTTACGCTATTATTATAAGAAGAAGCACAGCTGATAATACCTTTTATATTGCTTATGATAATTCAGGTGTGACTTACGCTGATGGCAGTAAATACAATAGTAGTGATAGTGGTAATAATTGGACCATAGACGCTAATCCTAATGCTGATTGTATGTTTAAAGTATGGGAAATAGAAACAGAGATTGGTAAAGTTTATTTAACCGATTCAAGTGATGATAATGAATTTGCTAATAATTTTATAGGATTTGCTTATGAAACTAAAACTTCAGGAAATACTTGTAAAATTGGTATGCAACAGATAGCTGT